CTTTACCTTCAGCGGTTCGGACGTATGTGTTTGAGAACATTAATCTCGCACAGTCGTATCAGTTCTTCGCCGGTACCAACGAAGGCTACTCGGAAGTCTGGTGGTTCTACTGTTCGCGCAATTCAGATGTTATTGACCGATACGTCATTTATAATCACTTGGACCGGGTGTGGTACTACGGCTCAATGCAGCGTACTGCTTGGAACGATAGCCCGTTGCGGGACTTCCCGATGGCTACGACTGGCGGGAACGCTGTGGTTTACCACGAAGACGGTACGGATGACGGCACGACTAACCCCCCATCGCCAATTAGTGCCTACGTTCAGTCTTCGGACTTCGACATCGGCGAAGGGCACAACTTCGGATTTGTATGGCGTCTGATCCCGGATATTACGTTTGATGGTTCGACGGTCAATCAACCGTCTGCGTATATCACCATGCTGCCCCGCGCTAATCCCGGTGCGAACTACACGGCTACTGACACAAACCCTGCGGTTATCAGTACCCAGAACTATGTGAACCAGCCGACGTACACGATCCAGCAGTTCACGCAGATCCTTTATGTTCGTGCTCGTGGCCGACAGTTGGCGCTTAAGGTGTCATCCGACACGCCGGGTACGCAGTGGCAGGTTGGCGTCAATCGTCTTGATGTGCGACCGGATGGGCGTCGATGAGTTCGATCTTTACGAGCTTTACGCTCCAGAATCCTGTAGCGCCGCGCTTACCGTCTGCGCCAGTAGAATATGATCAGCGGTACCAAGATCAATTTCTAAACATCCTTCGTCTGTACTTCAATCAGCTAGATAACGTACTGGGGCAGATTTTGGCTACAGATACTCCGATCCCAATTTCGATTGGCGGAACTAACGTAGATGCGTTTGGGCGGCTGCGCGTCAGCAACCCTCTTACGTTGTTTGACTCATCTCACCGCTACGCCGACAACAATTTGTGGGCTGACAGCATCACTGGGACCGCAGCGGCGACGTTTAACGCTAATGAAGGGTTGGTTGACCTGACGGTTGGCTCGGCCAGCGGCGACGAAATCATCCGAGAGACCATCAAAGTCTTTTCTTACCAGCCGGGTAAAAGTTTGCTGGTGATGAATACGTTCGTTTTCGGTCCTGCCAAGGCCAACCTGCGCCAACGTGCGGGTTACTACGGTGCGGCAAACGGGATCTACTTTGAGCGTGAAGGCTCCATCAACTATATGGTCGAGCGCAGCAGCGTGACAGGCGCTCCAACCAACACCCGTGTTGCGCAGGCAAATTGGAACCAAGACCCGCTGGACGGCACCGGACCTTCAGGCTTGACGCTGGACTCTTCCAAGGCGCAGATTCTTTATCTTGACATTGAGTGGCTGGGGCTTGGTACGGTGCGCACCGGGTTCATCATCGACGGGGTTTTCGTCCCTGCTCACAACTTTGACCACGCCAATCTGGTTAACACCACGTACATCACCACCGCTTCTTTACCCCTGCGGTACGAAATGGCTAACGTGGGGGCTACCACCGGGGCCAGCACTCTCAAACAGGTCTGCTCGACGGTGATTTCTGAAGGTGGGTACGAGTTGCGCGGGGCGCAGTTGTCTGCCGGTAACCCCATCACAAGCCCCAGAACGCTGACCACTGCCGGTACGCTCTACCCAGTTGTCTCATTCCGCCTCAAATCAACGCGGCTAGATGGGGTCGCCATCCTGACCGCAATATCAATTTTGGGCATCACAAACAACGCCAACTACCAATGGTCAGTGGTGGTAAACGGCACCACAACAGGCGGCGCTTGGGTCAGTGCAGGTGCAAACTCTTCTGTTGAGTACAATATTACTGGCGTATCGTTTACCTCTACTGGGGGGCGAATCTTGGCAACGGGCTATTTCCAAGGCTCCAACCAAGGGGCTACTAGCGTGGACATTTTGAAGGCTGCACTGTTCACCACCCAGCTTGAGCGCAATCCCTTCACAGCAACCGCTTATGAGATTACGCTAGCCTGCACGGGGGCGTCCAACGGCAATGAAGTTCTCGGTTCTTTGGACTGGGAAGAGATCAGCAGGTAATCGGGGATTAACATGCCTTACCGTAACGTAGCTAAGCAGCTTGCATCCAAAGGCCGGGGGTCGGACTCCACGCTTGTGCACATGTCCAACGGGGAAGTTCGCGGGCTGCAAGCTCTGGCGGCAGCACACGGCGGATCTCTCAGCATTAACCCCAGCACGGGCTTGCCTGAAGCCGGGTTCTTATCGAACATCCTGCCGGTAATCGGCGGTGTGGCGATGACTGCTATGGGAGTACCGCCCCCTGTTGCCGCTATGCTTATGGGTGGCGGCACCGCGTTGGCTACGGGCGATCTCAATAAAGGGCTTATGGCCGGATTGGGCGCGTATGGCGGCGCGGGGTTGGGCGCAGGGTTGGCTGGGGCAGGAGCCGCTGGTACGGCGGCGGAGATGGCTGGCGGGTTGAGTGGCGCGTCGGCTGCGGAGTTGGCGGCTGCGCAGCAGGGAGCTGCGCAGGCTGCGGCGGCGTCTCCTTTCTCTGCTATGGGCCAAGGGTTGTCTTCCCTGACCTCGTCTGGGGCGGCTGGGGAAGCGGCCCGTTCTGGGTTTATGAGTGGTGTTGGTGGGATGAAAGGCTTGGGAATATCCGGGCTGGCGGCAGCAGCGCCTATGCTTTTAGGTGGAGACAGTGAAACGCCGCCACTCGCAAAAACACCTTCGTTGAATCGGCTGACCTATGCTCCCAATGTAACCACGCCTTTCCCGCAATCGACAGTACCCGCCTATGGGGGTCTGGGTCGCGATTTTGGTCGAGAGCAGCAGTACTTCTCTGGCAGGTATGTCGATACTGGCGTGCCCTTCCGGCCCGGAGCGTATGCTGCGGGTGGTCCCATTGACAAACCGGTTGAAGCGTATCCCATGTCCTACATCGACGCCGCTGAGTATTCTAGGGGGCTAAACCTGCCGATGCCGCAAATGGCGAGTGGCGGTATTTCCAATCTAGGCGATTACTCGGATGGCGGGCGGCTTCTGCGGGGTCCGGGCGATGGGGTGTCTGACTCTATTCCGGCTACGATTGGTGGCAAGCAGCCCGCACGGCTTGCCGATGGTGAGTTTGTTGTGCCTGCGCGTATCGTTTCCGAGCTTGGGAATGGGTCTACTGAAGCAGGCGCTAAAAAGCTTTACGCTATGCTGGACAGAATTCAGGCAGCGCGTAGTAAAACCGTCGGCAAAGGCAAAGTTGCCAAGGACAGCAAAGCTGAAAACATGTTGCCCGCATGAAGATTCTTCCGGTAGAACTTGGGCATCTGCATCATGTTTGGCCGTCGGTTGAACCTTTTATTGCGTCAGCGCTTGAACATGCTGGTGGAGACTATTCGCTAGCTTCAGTGAAGACGCTGCTTTCTACCGGGCAATGGGTATTGCTTGTTGCCGTGGATGAGCAGAGAATTACGGGTGCGGCAACCGTGCACATGTTCAACCGCCCGGATGACCGGGTGGCATTCATCACAGCTATTGGTGGGCGGCTAATCAGTAATGATGATACGTTCCAGCAACTCAAAACCCTTCTCTTTTCCTTCGGGGCTACTTGTATTGAAGGTGCGGCGCGTGAGTCTATTGCCCGCTTGTGGAAGCGCTACGGGTTTGAAGAAAAGTACAGGATTGTAGGAATAAAGCTATGAACTACTCCCGCCGACAACTTGAAGCCCTCGGTGAGCCGTTGGGCGACAGTGTGACCCGTAAAGAAAACGGACGCATCGTTTACGGCGGGGGTGGAGGCAGTAGCGGGACGCCGAGCCAAACTACTCAGGTTTTTGAACTGCCGGAGTGGGCACGTGGATACGCGCAAGATACGCTAGCAAAAGCGCAAGCTGCTACATCCCAGCCCTATCAAACATACGGTGCAGAACGGATTGCCGGGTTTTCTCCGTTACAACTTCAAGCGCAGCAAGCCGCAGGCAACATGGGAGTTGCTGGACAGCTCGGCCAAGCCAGCACGATGGCAGGTACCGCCGGTTCAACCACGTTTGGTACGCCGCAAGCACAGCAGTACATGTCGCCGTATATCGAGGCGGCGATGGCTCCCCAGCTTCGTGAAGCTCAGCGCACCTCTGCCATGCAGGGGATGCAGCAGCAAGCCGAAGCCACGGGGCGAGGCGCATTTGGCGGTACCCGTGATGCGCTGTTGCGTGCTGAGCGCGAACGCAATCTGAACATGGGGCTTAACGATATTCGCGCTCGTGGATATCAGACTGCGTTTGAGCAGGCAGGCAATCTGTACAACCAAGATATGAACCGGCAGTTGCAGTCCGCTGGACTCTTGGGGCAGCTTGGTCAGACTCAGTA